AATCTGGAGGAAAAGGATGTCCAATGATTAGTGGAGATCCAATAATGGTTGCATTTCTTAACGGAACTAATTGGGATAATTATGCAGATGGAGGAGATTCTGATGATAAAGATAATCTAAGATTTGATCTATTAGATAAAAGAAGCCAAGCAGTAGTTACAGGAGGTGATCTATCTAGAATATTAGTAAGTAGAGATTGTATTTCATCGTTAATGCATAGGTATAGAGATGTAGATGGAGATGATAAAGATGTATCTAAAGTATCTGTTAAAAGATTTTTAGGAGACATATTTGCAACAATAGAATCCGCTTCAGGAGGTGCATATAATTTATACCTACAGCAAGATCCAGAAGATATATCAGGAAAGCGTATGCTAGTAATAAATGGAAAAGAACCGCCTGACAAGGCACCTAAAGTAGTAGAATTTGATCCAATGCCTACAGATGGCCATGGAGATGGCGTTACTAAAAAAATTACAATGACTGGTAAAGTTCCAAAAGCAGTACAAGCAGCTGCATTCGGATCGACACCTGGATCTGGTGATGAACCTACATCATTAAAAGCACTTGATGAAGATGATCTAGAAAAAGAAACTGAAGCAAAAAAAGATGTGTTTACCAGACTTGAAGAAGCTCATAATAATTTGGCATACAATGATTTTGATGGAGAATCAGTTAGTGGATTGAAAGCTGTCCTTAAAGAAATAGTATCAGGAGAAGATGCTGAAGAAAAAGCAAAAGGACAAACTATTCCATATCCATTAGAGATGGAATGTACATTACATGGTTTATATGGATTTAAGTTTGGAGATACTGTATCATCAAAACATTTACCTAGACGATATACAAAAACAAGTGGATTAAGAGTAGGATTCACAGTAACAAAAGTAACAGATAAAATTGTAGAAAATATGTGGACTACCGAATTAGGTACTACATGTAGAATAGTAAATATTTAATTATGGCAAGAAGACCGTTATACGTACCAAAATCAGATGTAGGACCGGCTGAATATACAGCTGGCGAAGAATTTATGGACAAAGAAGGCAAAGAATATATAGGGTTATATCATAAATTAAAAAATGGCCAAATATGGTCTGAAGCTTCATTTAATTCAAAAAGTAAACAATTACAATTATATGTTGCAACTATTGCAGGAGGAGAACCTAGTAACGGAAGATATTTTGAATTAACAGGTAAAATATTTAACAAGCATACTGTACCTGTATATCATTATCCTATGCCAACAAAAAAAGATTATGAGAAAGCAAATTTTGTAAGATTTTTTGTAGCCAAAAAAAATGATCATTCTACTATAATTGAGATTGATTTTGATCAATTTAGAAAATTAAATACTGCTAATCAAGTAGGCCTCAATGATGATGTATATACTCAATTAGAATTAAAATGGACAATTTCGGGACCAATGGAAGATGTAATAAAATATAATAAAGCTAGTTTATTACAGGCAGCTAGAATAATTCCAACCATAAAAGACTATCTTGGAGATCTAACAGAATATTATAGAGGATAAATTAGGATAATTGAAAAATTTTCTTTATAATTATAATGTATGCGAATTATAGAGTCAATAAACGAATTAGAACAATTTAAAAAACAATTAAAATTATCTCCTAGTTTTTGGATACCACATTACGCAGATTTCTTTAAGCATTACGTAAATAATTCAATAAGTTTTATATATATTTATCTAATAAATGAAGATATAGATTACATTATTCCATTCCATCATAATGATTGTTTAAACTTAGATTACGAACATATAACGGACCTTACAAGTTCGAATGATATCTATATACTAGCCAAGAAACGCTTTACGCATTTTTATTCGGATACATGTTATGATGCTGATATGGTTGCATGGTGGCAAACTCATAGCATGTTGGCATTAGATGATACAAATACTATGGCACATGATATATGGAACAGGTGGTGGTTCAATGAAACTAATGCAAATAATTGGTTACCAATTACTAAACAATATGAAAGATGTGCTGGAATGAAAAATGAATTTATGAAACATTATAAAACATTTAAATTAACACCAGAGTTTAAATCATATGAAAGTATGTTTATAGATAATTTTTATGCTATAGAACGTAATGGATTACATGTTAATTATGATCAGTTTATAAATTCATTTAAAACAAATGGATTAATTAATCAAAAAGTATATACAGAATATAATCCATATACATCTACAGGCAGGCCATCAAATAAATTTGGAGGAGTTAATTATGCAGCATTAAATAAAGAAGATGGCTGTAGAAAATCATTTACATCTCGGCATGAAAGAGGAATGCTAATTGAATTTGATTTTGATGCATATCATGTTAGATTGATTGCTGATTTAATTGATTATAATTTACCAAATGGATCTGTGCATGAATATTTTGGTAAACAATATTTTGGTGTAGATAATTTATCTCAAGAACAATATGAACAAAGTAAACAAATTACATTTAGATTATTATATGGTGGTATAGATAAAGACTTTGAAAAGATACCATTTTTTGGAAAAACTAAAAAATATATTTACAAGTTATGGAGTAGTTTTAAAAAACAAGGATATATTAAAACACCATATTTCCAAAGACCAATGTATAAAAAATATTTACATGAAACTAATCCTAACAAATTATTTAATTATTTGTTACAGGCAACTGAAACAGAACATAACATACATATCATAAATTCATTAAATGGAACACTATCAAAATATAATTCTAAATTAATTTTGTATACATATGATTCTCTTTTATTTGATTTTGATTTACAAGACGGAAAAGAATTAATAGTAAAAATAAAAGAAGATATGTCAGACAACGGAAAATATCCAGTTAAAATACAAGCAGGTATAAACTATCATTCAATGAATGATATGACTAGTAAACTAGTTTAACAACATATTTATTATAAATGCAAAAAAACATTGATGACATATTAAGAGAATGGTTCTACAGGTTACCAAATGGTTACGCAATCGAACCATACAACACAAAAGAATTGGAAGTGTTAAAACAGGTATTAACTGAACAAGGAATATCTGCAGATCCTATTATAGAAACTTTAAATCAATTAGATCAAGCATTTCTAGATGCTAAACCAGTTGAAGAAGCTCCAAAGAAAGATGATATGTTCCGTGGACGGGAAATTGGAACAGACTTTGACTTTGCAAAATATAATGCAAAAGTAGAAAAAATGAATGATGCAAAAGCAACAGAAAATATGCATGAAATAATGTATGCAGTTGCATTAGCACATTATATACAGAAAGAAAGTATACCACCTCCAAGGCCTAAAGATTTAGATGATTATATAGCTATTATAGATAAAGTAACCGGAAAAACGCTTAAACAAACAACACCAACTCATAGAGAAACGGTAATACAAACAGTTGCAAATTTACCTGAAAAATATATCGAAATGGATAGGGAAGGAAATTTAACCCAACCTAGTAATCCTTTATTTACTAATAAAACAAAATCAGGACCAGGATTTTATGGATATTGGGACGATGCCGTATCAGCCGCAGAAAACTCATATGAATTTATTAGAGAAATGTATGGAAATGATCCAGGATTCAAATTTAATAATGTATGGAGAGTAGGAAAAAGAGGAACAGCAGGATCGGAAGTTGCAGACGATGTAGTTGAAATATCCATGACAGGAGCAGAAAATCAAGAATTATATGTATCATTAAAGTACGGACCAGCACAATTTGGAAGCTTATCAGTCACAACCTTACTAAAATATTTATATGGATTTGATATTGATGTAAAAGGCCTTACAAACAAAGGACTTTTAAGTTATGGTTACTTTACAGGTTTGGATACAGCTGGAGATGAAGATCTAGGAGATATAGGTTCAGCTATAGATTATTCATTACGTGCGTATGTCCAAAATATTAACGATTTTATAGATGAGAATCCTGATAAAATAAAAACTGCTAGTTTCGATAGAAAGAAAAAGAAAGGTACAGAATATATATGGAAGCCTGAATTTAGAGCAGATCCTGAAAAAATAACTTATGATAAATGGAGAGAAGGAGGATTAGAAACTGATCAAAGTTATGCATATAGATACATATACATGCAAATAATGAGAAAAGCTGATAGAGGACCATCTTTAGCTGCAAAGACAAATGTATTAAATAAAGCAATAGATAATCTAGTTAAAGTTGGAAAATATGGACAAGAAAAAGCAAACGAAGATTTCGGAGAATTAATAAGTTATTTATTACGTACAGATCAAAAGAATCCTGATTCAGGTTATATATATGTAGCCAAAGGTGGAGCAAAATTAGTATCCATTCCATCTCATAATATAATACTTGCAAAAACAAAACAGTTAACTATTGAATGGGAAGAATATAAAAATGATATAGCAGATTATTTACGTAATATGAAAATCATTGGAGATGGTAAATTACTTGCGATAATACCATTGAAATTTAGATTTGCAGATGGACAATGGACATCCGATCTAGCACAAAAAGGACCAGCACCAACATTTTTCCATCCAGAATTTGAAGAATTCTTTAATGCGAAGGGTGATGAGATAGATGTAAAATAAATTCGGTTTCAACGTAAGAGTTGATATTTATATAAGAAATAAAACGGGGAGAAGATTTTGGCAAGAACAAACTTATTATGCACATTTGCTCATAGAAAAGACTTAACTCTTATAGTAGACTACGTTAAACAAAGCTATGTTATAGTTGAAAAAAAGATTTTTGTATTTAATGATGCGGAAAAGCCAAACGATTTATATGTTACATATAACGTCGATCCTACAGAAGATTATAAAAAAACACCTAATACAATTCTAATACATAGAAAAAAAGAAACAAATAGTTTATACACAGTAAATGCATTAAATGAAATTATTAAAGCAGTTAACAATGGAGTTTTAGATAAAACATATATAATTGATTGGAACAATTATAAAAATAGTTTGCTATTAACTAATCAAGATGGATATCGAAGAGTTTCTTTAGAATTATATAAAAGAATAGATATTTAGTACATATTTATTATTACCATGGGATATAGTGAATATTACAAAAAGGAAGAAACAAAAATGAATTTAGCAAAAAAATATAAACAATTATTTGAAGGTAAGGCTAGATCAAATGATAGTAAACTGCTTAAAGAATATAGAAGTTTTGAATTAGATTGGGAAGATGTAATAGATATAGGTCAGATGAATCAAACCTTTGAAGATTATTATGTTGCTGCAGAAGATGGATCAGAAGTTCAAATTCCATTAGAACAAGGAGAGTTTTTATCAGGAGCTCCAGTTCTTCGAAGAGATACCAAAGGACCAGCAACAGGTAATACAAAATTCTTAACAGCTACTATAGATAAATCAAACCCAGATTTTTATGCATTTGAATTTGATAAAGCATCTGCAGATGTATTAGAGAAAGCTGGAGTATATGGAGGAGCAGAACAAGTAGCAGCAGAATTAGAATCTTGGTCTGAAGAAGAATTAGAATATTTATAGGAGAAGATAATGATAAAGTTAAAACAATTACTTAGAGAAAATGCAAACCCAAAAGTGCAAGCTGTATATGATTCAATTTACGATTATAGTGATAAAGATTCATTAGAAATATTAAATCAGTATATTGATGATACAGGTTTAGAAAAAGAATATAATAAATATTTAGATGGTATAAAACTTTCAAGTACTGAAGAAAAAGCTTTAATAACTACAATGCAAGATGCACTTGGAGAATTTGAATAGGAGACAAAAATGAATTTAGCAAAAAAATACAAACAACTCTTTGAAGGAAAGATTAGGTCTAATGATTCCAAATTAATAAAAGAATCAGTTGATATCGATGATTGGATTGACTGGAAAAAGATGCGAAAAATTAATGATGTTGATAGAAGAGGCGATTACAATCTGTATGAAGATGGTGAAGAAATAACTGTTCCATTAAAGAAGCCTATAAACGGAAAGAGAGAATTTATAGCAACTGTATCTGCAGATGATGGATATACATCATTTACATTTGAAGAAGAAGATGAAGAAGCAATGGAATCTGTAGGAATAGATACGTTAAATGATCTAGGTGATTTTATGACAGATTCGATGTTCTAAAATTAGGATATTAGAAAAAAAATTATTATATTTATATTAAACAATAGGGAACATTGAAATGAATTTAGGAAAAAAATACAAACAATTATTTGAAGGTAAAACAAGAAGTAATGATTCAAAGTTACTTAAAGAATATGAATTGAGGTCTCCACCGATTGTCATTACGGTGAATGAGTTCAACGAGAAAGCA